CAAACGCTTTCACCGCCGGGAAATACGCCTTTACGTTGTCATAAACCCCCAGGCCAACGCCGGTAGAGTCGATGCCGATATAGGTGACGTTATACTGCTGCGTCAGTTTTTTGATGGACTCAGCCTGCGCCCGGAAGTCCATCCCGCGCCACTGATGCCGCTCAAGGATGCGGAACTTACCGCCCGGCACGGCGGGCGGAGCCATGACCACGCACCCGGCGCTGTCGCCGTTCTGCGTGCCTTTCGCCGGGTCGTACCCGATCCAGACTTCACGCCAGCCGAACGGACGCAGCGCCAGTGCTTCGAAATCGTCTTTCCACACTTCCCAGCTGTCCACCATGCATTTCTGCAGCAGCTGCAGCGGGAACACGGACGCGAGATCATCCACGAATTCACACATCAGCAGGTTCTGGTATTCCGGCGGGCTGTATTCCAGGCGCAGCTGGTCGAGGTCAAACAGGTTACAGCCGCCGCGCACCGCATCCTCAACGGTGACAATCTGGCGGAACTGGCCGTCATCGCAGAAGCGGCCCGGCGACAGGTTCGGGTGCGTCAGGTCGATGTCTACGCGGTCCGCCTTCGCGCGGCCCCGGTTAAAGAGCGCGCCGGACCAGAACGGATAGGCGCTGTGCGTCAGGCTGGACGGCGTGGAGAAATAGGTCTGCCGCCACTTCTTATGCAGCGCCATGCCGGACGCCACCTTGCGCAGTTCCTGAAACTTCGGGATCCAGAAATATTCATCCAGGTAAAGATTACCGTGATAGCTCTGTGCGGTGCGGGCGTTGGTGCCTAAAAAGTACAGGCACGCGCCGTTACTCAGCGTCATCGGATCGCCCTTGAGTTCAACGTCCGCCTCTTTGGCAAATTCGATGATGTACTGTTTAAAGACGTGCGCCTGCGCCTTGCTGGCCGACAGAAAAATCTGGTTGCGCCCGGTGGTCAGCGCATCGATCAGCGCCTCGCGGGCAAAGTAAAACGTCGCACCAATCTGGCGGGATTTAAGCACGTTGCGGATGCGGTGCTTATTACCGGCTTCCCACCACTGGCGCTGATAGCCGAACATCGAGCTGTGGAAAATTTCCTGCAGCTTCTCAATCTGTTCGTCGGTGAATAAATTCTTTTCCGGGGGCTTACGCGGGCCTTTGTTGCGGTTTTCCACGTTGGGGTTCAGGTCGGCTTCATTGCCGCCGTTATTGAATTTCCCGATCCGGGCATGGCGCTCTGACTGCCGGGCCAGCAGGTCGATTTCTTTATAGTCCTTCCCTTCTTTCGTCTCCTTCATGACCAGCTGGCAGTAGCGTGCGGCGGTGGTCAGCTGCATCTGATCCAGCGGGCCATAGTCGCCCCACCTGTCGCGCTTTTTCCAGCTGTGAACGGTTGCGGGTTTCTCTCCCAGCATTTCAGCAATGCGGGCGATGCGGTATCCCTGAAAGTACAGCAGCAAAGCCTGCCTGCGGGGATCGAGGTCTTCGGGGGCGGGTGTCATGTTCATGCAGCCAAAATACGGTTCCGCCGCCGCCTTTTCTGCTGCCCCTCATTGTGTGGTTTCCCGCACAACGTCCGCGCGTTGTTTCGCTACCCCCCTCGCCGCAAACATAGGGCCTCAGAACGATTTATCACAACGGAGCCTGGACAATGGCAAAGAAAGCAAAGCGTTTCCGCATCGGGGTGGAAGGTGCCACCACGGACGGACGCACTATCGAGCGCAGCTGGCTTGAGCAGATGGCGGCAAATTACGATCCGGCTGTATATACCGCCGTCATCAACATGGAGCACATCAAGGGCTACACGCCGGATAGCCCGTTCCGCCGGTTCGGTGTCGTTGATGCGCTGGACACGGAAGAAATCAAAGACGGAATGCTGAAGGGCAAGCTGGGGCTTTTTGCCACGATTTCCCCGTCGGATGATCTGATCGATATGACCGGCAAAATGCAGAAGCTGTTTACGTCGATGGAAATCAGCCTGAAGTTTGCCGATACCGACGCACCTTATCTTGTTGGCCTGGCCGTCACTGATGACCCGGCAAGCCTCGGCACCGAAATGCTGGCCTTCAGTGCTAAAGCGGAGCAGAACCCGCTGGCAAACCGCAAGCAGCACCCGGAAAACCTGTTCAGCGCGGCCACCGAAACGGTGATCGAGCTGGAAGACGTGCCGGAGGAAAAGCCCGCCCTGTTTTCCCGCATCAAAGCCATGTTTGCAAAGCAGCAGCAGAACGATGCCGACCGATTCAGCGACGTGCATCAGGCGGTTGAGCTGATTGCCAGCGAACAGCAGCAGTTCAGCACCCGCACTGACAAGGCGCTGCAGGAGCAGACCGAACGCCTGAGTAAGCTGGAAGCGGACCTGCAGACGCGGGTCCTTGAGTTCGATGCTCAGAAAGCTGATTTCAGTGAGCTGAAAGTGCAACTGGAGCGCGAAGACGGCCGCAAAGATTTCCGCCCGCGCACGCCGGGTGGCAACGCGCCAGCCGCACACCTGACCAACTGCTAAGGAGCAGTAAAAACTATGAAAAAGAATACCCGTTTTGCCTATAACGCCTTTCTGGTGCAGCTGGCGCGCATTTACAAAGTTGAGCAGGAAGAGCTGCACGGCAAGTTCAGCGTGGAGCCGTCCGTGGCGCAGACGCTGGAAGATACCATTCAGCAGTCAACGGCATTTCTGACCCTGATTAACGTGATCGGCGTGACCGATCAGTCAGGTCAGCTGCTGGGCCTCGGCGTAGGCAGCACCATCGCAGGCACCACCGATACCGGTGCCAAAGAGCGTGAGCCGACCGACCCGACCGATATGTCGGATATCAGCTACAAGTGCGAGCAGACCAACTTCGATACGGCCATCACCTACGCGAAGCTGGACCTGTGGGCGAAGTTTCAGGACTTCCAGACCCGCATCCGTGACGCCATCGTGAAACGTCAGGCGCTGGACCGCATCATGATCGGTTTCAACGGCGTGAAGCGTGAAAAAACCTCTGACCGCGTTAAAAATCCGCTGCTGCAGGACGTGAACAAGGGCTGGCTGCAGAAGGTCCGTGAAGATGCGCCGGATAACGTCATGGGCAGCACCACCAAAGAAGGCACAACCACTGCCGCGCCGGTGAAAGTCGGTAAGGGCGGAGCCTATGCCAACCTTGACGCGCTGGTCATGGATGCGGTTAACGAGCTAATCGATCCCATCTTCCAGGACGACGACGAACTGGTGGTTATCTGCGGGCGTGAGCTGCTGTCTGACAAGTATTTCCCGCTGGTCAACAGCGATCAGGCTAACACTGAGAAGCTGGCCGCTGACCTGATCATCAGCCAGAAACGCATGGGCGGCCTGCAGGCGGTGCGCGCGCCGTACTTCCCGGCCAACGCCGTGCTGATCACCCGCCTGGATAACCTGTCCATTTACTGGCAGGAAGACTCCCGCCGCCGTTCGCTGATTGATAATCCGAAGCGTGACCGCATCGAAAACTTCGAGTCAGTTAACGAGGCGTATGTGGTTGAAGATTACCGCTGCGCGGCGCTGATCGAGAATATCGAAATCGTGACAGAAACCGCCGCTGTTACGCAGTCAGCCGGTGCAGAGGGTTAATTCATGAGCCTGAGTCCCGCACGGCAGCACCGCCAGCGTGTCCAGGCTGAACAGGCCGCCCGTCAGGGCGGCAGTGTTCGCCACGCCAGCGGCTATGAGCTGATGCTGATGCAGCTGAATGAAGACCGCCGCCGCCTCAAGGGCATTCAGTCAACCGTGAAGAAGGCTGAAATCAAGGTGGAGGTCCTGCCGAAATACGTTGCATGGGTGGACGGCGTGCTGGCCGCAAACGGCGCGCAGCAGGACGACGTGCTGATGTATGTGATGCTCTGGCGGATTGACGCCGGTGATTATGCCGGTGCGCTCATGATTGGGCGCCACGCGCTGAAACACGGCTGGGGAATGCCGCAGGGCTTTAACCGCAACGTGCAGACGCTTCTGGCTGAAGAAATGGCCGACGCCGCTAAAAATGCCCTTCAGGCAAAAAACACCTTTGACCCCGCACTGCTTCTGCAGACGCTTGATGCGATTGGCGATCTGGATATGCCCGATCAGTCACGCGCACGTCTGCACAAATCAATCGGCTGGGTGCTGCGCGAGAGCCAGCCTGTCTCTGCGCTGAACCATCTTCAGCAGGCTATGCAGCTTGATGAACGCTGCGGTGTGAAAAAAGACATTGAGCAGCTGGAGCGGAAGATCCGTAACGCCAGCTGATAAGCGGACGTGCCCACGCGCGGGGCGGCACGGGGTGGCGACAGGCAGCGCCGCATCAAAACCCCGTCCACCGCCCACCTATTCAGGAGAAACAGAACGATGGAATTTATCGCGCCACAGAAGGCGACGGGAACGTCGGACATTATCCCCAACAACTCATTCTGGCCCGACGTTGATCTGGCGAAGTTCCGCAGCGTCATGCGCGTTGACGGCACCGTGACGCCGGAGCGTCTGCGGCAGGTGGTACTGACCGCGATGGCGGAGGTTAACGCGGAGCTTTATCCGTGGCGTGAGCGGCAGGAGCTGGCCGGGCGTAACAGTCTGGCCGACGTTCCGGCGGAGCGTCTGGCCGGTGTGAGCGTGCGGCTGCATCACTATGAAAATGCGGTGTGGTGCTGGACCCGCGCGGTGCTGAACGAGCGTTATCAGGATTTTGACGCCACCGCTGCCGCAGCGAAGCGCGGCGAAGAACTGAATGATGCCAGCGGCGATCTCTGGCGTGATGCGCGCTGGGCCGTCAGCCGCGTGCAGGACATGCCGCACTGCACCGTGGAGCTTATCTGATGAAGGTGCGTGCGCAGCAGTATGACACGGTGGACGCACTCTGCTGGCGTCACTACGGGCGCACGCAGGGCATGACGGAACAGGTGCTGCAGGCAAATCCGGGGCTGGCGGAGCACGGTCCCCTCTTACCGCACGGGCTGGAAGTGGAGCTGCCGGACGTGACAGCGACGGCCACCGTGCAGGCCGTCCAGCTTTGGGACTGAATCATGTGGGAAAAAATCAGCACCTTTGTGACCTGGTGCATTGCGGTGGTGATGGCGTGGCTGGGCGGCATGGACCTGAAAGACGTGTCCACCGTGGCCGGTGTGTTAATCGGCCTGCTGATGGCGCTTATCAGCTGGTACTACAAACACAAAACCTATCAGCTGCTGGCAAGCGGGCGCATTACGCGGGGGGAGTATGAATCTGCAGACCGTTAAACGCTGCGCCGTGGGCGTCGTGCTGGCACTGGCCGCCACGATGCCCGGCTTTCAGCAGCTGCATACCTCGGTGGAGGGGCTGCGGCTGATTGCCGACTATGAGGGCTGCCGCCTGCAGCCGTACCAGTGCAGCGCGGGAAAGTGGACCGACGGGATCGGCAACACGTCCGGCGTGGTGCCGGGTAAATCCATCACGGAGCGGCAGGCGGCGGGTAACTTCATCACCAACGTGTTGCGCACTGAAGCGGCACTGGCGCGCTGCGTGGCGGTTTCCATGCCGCAGCAGGTTTATGACGCGCTGGTGTCGCTGGCGTTCAACGTCGGCACCGGCAACGTGTGCGGCTCCACGATGGTGTCGCTGCTGAAAAAGGGTAAATGGCGCGAGGCGTGTTATCAGCTGCCGCGCTGGGTGTACGTGAAAGGCGTATTCAATCAGGGGCTGGATAACCGGCGCGGGCGTGAACTGGCATGGTGCCTTAAAGGAGTCTGAGATGCAGATGGTAAAAAAATGGTGGTTTACGGCGTTACTCACCGTCCTGCTGACGCTGGTCAGTATCAGTCACGGCAGCTTTGCGGGCTATCCGCTGGCGGCACTGCTGTGGGCTGACTTCTTCGCCTGGGCGAGTGTCGGACTATTCGGACTGAACTGCGCCGCCACGCTGACCGGCGGAGAGCGTAAGCGGGCGTTTGCCTGGCTGCTGCGGTTTGCGCAGCTGGCTGACCGCGTGCCGCTCAGATGGTATCACCGCGTGTTTATCGCAGGTGTGATGTGCGCAGCGGGCTGGAAGCTGGCGGCGCTTGCAGGCCTGAACGCGGCGTTTTATCAAATGAAAATCAGGTCCGAACTTGAACGGGCGGGAGCATGACGCGCGCACTGGCGGCCATCGTGCTGATCCTGCTGGTATTCGCTGGCGTGCAGTCTTACCGGCTGAGCAGCGCCCACGGCAGGATCGATGCGCAGCAGACCACCATTGCGGGCCAGGGCAAAAAGCTGAGCCAGAAAAACAGCCAGCTGATCGCCCTTAACATTCTGACGCAGACCAGCAGCCAGGCGCAGACGCAGCTTTACGCCGCCGCCGAACGCAACGGCCAGCTGCTGCGCGACCGGCAGCGAAAGATTGAGGAGCTGAAACGTGAAAATGAAGACCTGCGCCGCTGGGCTGATGCCGCTCTGCCTGATCCTGTTGTCCGGCTGCGCCAGCGACCGGCCCTCTCAGGAGGTGAATCTTACCGTGAGTGGCTGTCCGAAAATCACCCGCTGCCAGCTGGACCCGGCAGCACCGCGCACTAACGGCGACCTTCTGGCCCAGCTGGACGAAACGGAGGCCGCCTGGGCGGCGTGTGCCGGTAAGGTTGATACCATCATCAGCTGTCAGGAAAAAGACGATGAACAAGCCGCAGTCCTTACGCAGCGCCCTGAATAAGTCGGTCCCTTATGTGGCCGACAACCCGGACCGCCTGCACCTGTTCGTGGACAGCGGGCAGGTGGTTGCCACGTCTGCCCCGTCCCTGTCGTGGGAATATCGCTACACGCTGAACGTGGTGATCACCGACTTCACCGGCGATCAGAACCTGCTGATGGCCCCGGTGCTTTTGTGGCTGCGGGAAAACCAGCCCGACGCGCTGCAGAACAGCGAAGAGCGCGAAAAGCTGTTTTCGTTTGAGGTGGATATTCTGGCAAACGACCGCTGTGACATCAGCATGGATCTGAAACTGACAGAGCGCATTGTGGCAACGACGGTGGACGGTAAAACCAGCGTTGAGGCGGTGCCGGAACCGGACGTGCCGGAGGAAGTCTGGACGGTGAAACGTGGCTGAACTGCATGAAGTGGATGCCTGGCTGGCGTCGTTGCTGTCACAGCTGGAGCCTGCCGCCCGGAAAAAGATGCTGCGCGAGGTGGCACGCGACGTGCGCCGCATTCAGCAGGCAAACATCACCGCGCAGCGCTCGCCTGACGGCACCGCATGGGAGCCGCGCCGCGTCAGCGCACGCAGCAAAAAGGGCCGCATTCGTCGCGGCATGTTTGCGAAGCTGAAAACGGCAAAGTATCTGAAGGCGCAGGCTGGCGCGGACGCCGCTGAGGTTGCCTTTGTGCCGGGGGTTCAGAAGCTGGCCCGCGTCCATCACTACGGCCTGCGGGACCGGGTAAGCCGTCGCGGCCCGGTGGTGAAATATGCGGAACGTCCGCTGCTGGGCGTTAACGGCGACGTGGAAAGCACGGTGCGTGAAACCCTGCTGCGCTGGCTGACTGAATAGCGGTCCGTATGTTGTGCCATGCTTCAGACAATGCCGGGATGATGCCCGGCCCCTGCCAAAGTGACAACCTCAGACCATGAACGAAAAACTCACCGAAATTATGCGCCTTATCACCAACCTGATCCGCACCGGCACCGTGTCCGAAGTGGATCCGGTGAACTGGCTGTGCCGGGTGAAAACGGGCGACCTCGAAACCAACTGGATTAACTGGCTTACCCTGCGCGCCGGTAGCACGCGCACATGGTGGCAGCCCACCGTCGGGGAACAGGTTGTGCTGCTTAGCCTGGGCGGCAACCTCGAAACCGCCTTTGCGCTGCCCGCCATCTATTCCGAAGCGTTTCCGCCGCCGGACTACTCAGAGGACGGCGCCACAACCGTTTTTAAGGACGGTGGCTGGTTTCAGTACGAGCCTGAAACGGGGCAGCTGCTGATAAAGAACATCAAAAGCGTGCGCATCGAAGCGGCGGACGGCATTCAACTGATAACCGATCAGCTCGGCGTTGACGCCAGTCAGACCCGCATTAACAGCGAAACCGTGATGAACGGCGCGGTGACACAAGGCGGCGGCGGCATGAGTTCGAACGGCGTTGTGGTGCATACGCACAAGCACGGCGGCGTGAAGTCAGGCGGCGAGATGTCAGGAGGCCCGCAATGATGTATCTCGGTATGAACCGCGACACCGGTGAGGCGATCACCGATATCGACCACATCCGGCAAAGCGTGCGCGACATTCTGATGACGCCGGAAGGCAGTCGTCTACAGCGCCGGGATTACGGCTCGCTGCTGTCTGTGCTGATTGACCAGCCGCAGAACGACGTGATCCGCCTGCAGGTCATGGCTGCGGTCTATACCGCGCTCAGCCGCTGGGAGCCGCGTATCAGGCTGAGCAGCGTAAACATTACCAGCGCCTTTGACGGCTCAATGGTTGTAGAGCTGACCGGCCAGCGGGATGACGGCTCGCCGGTTGCCATGTCTGTATCAACGGGGGTGAACAGTGGCAGTAATTGACCTTTCCCAGCTGCCCGCGCCTGAAGTCATTGAGGTGCCGGACTTTGAAAGCCTGCTGACCGAACGCAAGGAGGCGCTAATCGCGCTCTACCCGACTGAGGAGCAGGCGGCGGTGCGCCGCGTGCTGGCGCTGGAATCCGATCCGATGGTGAAAAGCCTGCAGGAAAGCGTTTACCGCGAAATCCTGCTGCGCCAGCGCATTAACGAGGCGGCGCAGGCCGTCATGGTGGCCTATGCGATTGGCGGCGATCTGGACCAGCTCGCGGCGAGCTATAACGTTCAGCGCCTCACCGTTACCCCGGCTGACCCTGACGCGGTGCCGCCGGTTGATGCTGTCATGGAAACCGACGATGCCCTGCGCGTGCGCGTGCCGGAGGCATTTGAGGGGCTGAGCGTAGCCGGGCCGACAGCGGCCTATGAGTTTCACGCAAAGAGCGCAGACGGACGCGTCCAGGACGTATCGGCGACCAGTCCGTCACCGGCCAGCGTGGTGATTACCGTCCTGAGCCGCGAAGGCGACGGTACGGCGGCGGGTGATTTACTGGCTACAGTGAACACCGCGCTGAACGCCGAAAGCGTGCGCCCCGTGGCCGACCGCGTGACTGTTCAGGGGGCGACTATCCGCCCCTACAGCATCAGGGCAAAGCTGCA